GGGCTTACGTGCTGGCAGACAATAAGTTGGCGCTAAATGCAGGGTGGGACAATGAGATGCTGGCGCTGGAGTTAGGCGAGATTGGCGAGTTGGGCTTTGACCTTGATCTGACGGGATTTACAGCCGATGAGATTGCAGCCTTAACCCCAGAGCAGATTCTGCCTGGCCTGACCGATGAGGACGCAGTTCCAGAAGTGCCAGAGCAGCCGGTCACTGTGCTTGGCGATGTTTGGCTGCTTGGTAAGCATCGATTGATGTGTGGGGACTCGACCAGCATTAATGATGGTGAAAAGTTAATGGGCGGTTTATTGGCTGACTTAGTCTTTACTGACCCGCCATATAACGTGGCTTATTCAGGCCGAGGTGCTAACAACCTTGGCACGATAAAGAATGATGATATGTCGGCAGAAGATTTTGAACAATTTTGCCGAGATGTTTTTGCAACGTACAGCGCAATAATGAAACCCCTTGCGTGCATTTATGTTTGCCACCCAGATAGTGCTTCAGCACCAAAGATAGCATTTGAAAAGACTTTTGCAGAACAATTTAAGAAGTCATCTACTATTATTTGGGTGAAGCAATCAGCAGGGATGGGGTGGCAAGACTATCGCGCTCAGCATGAACCCATTCTTTATGGATGGAAGGAAGGAAAGGGTAGCCATTTCAACGCTGGTGACAGAACAAAAACTTCTATTTGGAAGATAGGAAGAGACGCGCAAAGCAGTTATGTCCATCCAACACAGAAACCTGTTTGCTTGCCAGAAGAGGCAATTATGAACAGTAGCAAGGGTTCGGACTGTGTCGTTGATTTGTTTGGCGGTTCCGGCTCAACATTAATAGCCTGTGAAAAAACAGGGAGAGTCAACAGAAGCATGGAACTTGACCCAAAGTATTGCGATGTCATTGTCAAGCGATGGCAAGCATTTACAGGCAAAATAGCAACACACGCAGAAACTGGACAACCTTTCGCGGAGGTTAAAAATGACAAGCAAGAAACAAGCCACTGAAGAAAAACCAACTCAAACAAAAGGGAAGAAGGGTGGCGCACGCTATCCGAACGGCGGTGGAGCGCAACCAGGCGCAGGCCGACCAGCCTTTCAGCCAACAGATGCCGAGCGCAAACAGGTAGAAGCACTGTCAGGTTATGGCTTGCCCATTGAGCAGATTGGCGCACTGGTGCGGGATGGCATACACATTGACACGCTACGGGCGCACTTTAGTTCCGAGTTAGTCAGCGGCAAATCAAAGGCAAACGCACAGGTAGGGAAAACCCTATTCCAAAAAGTAATGGCTGGAGATACGACTGCGGCTATCTGGTGGAGCAAGACCCAGATGCGCTGGGCAGAAACCCAAAAGCATGAGCTAACTGGCGCAGATGGTGTGCCGCTAGAGTTTGCCAAGATTGAGCGCGTAATCGTCAAACATGGGTAAAACCCTACAACTGCAAACCCCAGAATGGGCGCTGCCCCTGCTGGAAGGCAGTCGCTACAAAGGCGCTTGGGGTGGTCGCGGTTCTGGTAAAAGCCATATGTTTGCCGAGTTAATGATTGAGGCGCACATCATTGACCAGAAGCGGCGAAGCGTTTGCGTTCGTGAGATTCAGAAATCCCTCAATCAGTCGGTCAAGCGGTTGCTGGAGACCAAGATTGAGGCCATGAACGCTGGCGCTTACTTTGAGATACAGGATGCCGTTATTAAGTCTAGGAAGGGCGATGGCGCGATTATTTTCCAAGGTATGCAGAATCACACAGCCGACAGCATAAAGTCGCTGGAAGGCTACGACTGCGCCTGGGTAGAGGAAGCGCAAAGCCTAAGTCAGACCAGCCTTGACCTACTGCGCCCAACCATCCGCAAGCCTGATTCAGAATTGTGGTTCACGTGGAACCCTCGCCAAAACAGCGACCCCGTGGACTTTCTATTGCGTGGTCCAGAACCGCCAACCGATGCGACAGTGATTAAGGTGAACTTTGGGGAAAACCCGTGGTTTCCTGACGTACTCAAAGAGGAAATGGAGTACGATAAGCGGCGCGACCCTGACAAATACCAGCACGTTTGGATGGGTCAATACCTGAGAAACAGTAATAGCAGGGTATTTAGGAACTGGAAAATAGACGAGTTTGAAGCCCCGCTAGAGGCCATTCACCGGCTTGGCGCTGACTGGGGCTTTGCAGTAGACCCGACAGTATTGGTGCGCTGCCACATAATCGGGCGCACGCTTTACATTGACTACGAAGCGTATATGGTGGGATGCGAAATAGTAAATACTCCCGAGTTGTTCATGCAAGTACCAGAGGCTGAGAAATGGCCTATCGTGGCCGATTCAGCTAGGCCAGAGACCATATCGCACATGAAGCGCAACGGTTTCCCCAAGATAATGACAGCGGTCAAAGGGCCAAAGTCAGTAGAGGAAGGCATCGAGTTTCTGAAGAACTACGACATCGTGGTTCACCCGCGCTGCACACACACTATTGACGAACTGAGCCTTTACAGTTATAAATCAGACCCATTGACAGGGCGAATCCTGCCGCACCTTGAGGACAAAAAGAATCATGTGATTGATGCCTTGAGATATGCCTGCGAGGGTATCAGGCGGGCAGTGGTCACAAAAGCGGCTACATTTACGCCATTGCCTAACGTCAAACGGTGGTAATCAAAGGACAAACATGGCACGAATACCCAACGACCAACGCCTATCTAATCTGCACGCTGATGCACTGCGGCAGTTTAACGACATCCAAACGGCGCTGCGCGATGAGCGCCTACAGTGCCTGCAAGACCGGCGTTTCTATTCCCTTTGCGGTGCGCAGTGGGAAGGCCCACTCTATGACCAGTACGAAAACAAGCCCAGGTTTGAGGTCAACAAGATCATGCTGGCGGTCATTCGTATCGTCAACGAATACCGTAACAACCGCATTACAGTTGATTATGTAAGCAAGGACGGCTCAAAGAATGACAAGCTGGCAGAGGTCTGCGATGGCCTTTATCGCGCTGATGAGCAAGCCTCAGTTGCGGACGAAGCCTACGACAACGCCTTTGAGGAAGCGGTAGGCGGCGGCATTGGAGCATGGCGGCTGCGGACGGTCTATGAGGACGAAGAGGACGACGAGAACGACAGGCAGCGCATTCGATTCGAGCCAATCTACGATGCTGACAGTTCCGTATTCTTTGACCTAAACGCCAAGCGCCAGGACAAGTCAGACGCTAAATTCTGTTTTGTGGTCACAAGTATGACCCGCGACAGCTACATGGAAATCTATAACGATGACCCGACAGACTGGCCGAAAATCATTCACCAGTACGAATTCGACTGGGCAACGCCCGATATTGTATTTGTCGCTGAATACTACAAGCTAGAGGAAAAGTCTGAGACTATCCGCATATTCCAAGCGATTGACGGAACCGAAGAACGCTACACTGCTACCGACTTTGCGGATGACGAGACCCTAGAGGAAACCCTGATGGCCATCGGCACAAGGGAAGTCAGGCAGAAACGGGTCAAGCGCATGAAGGTTCGCAAGTACATCATGTCGGGCGGCAAGGTGCTGGAGGACGCAGGATATATCGCTGGCAAGTGCATTCCCATCGTCGTTGTTTACGGCAAGCGGTGGTTTGTGGATAACATCGAGCGATGCATGGGCGCGGTCAGGCTTGCCAAGGATGCGCAGCGCCTAAAGAATATGCAACTGTCCAAGCTGGGCGAGATAAGCGCACTGTCCAGCATTGAGAAACCCATTATGACGCCCGAGCAAGTTGCAGGACATCAAGTAATGTGGGCAGAGGATAACCTAAGGGATTACCCTTACTTGCTGATTAACCCTGTCACTGGGCCTGACGGTAACACTCAAATCTCTGGGCCTGTGGCCTATACCCGCAGCGCAGCAATCCCACCGGCAATGGCTGCACTTTTGCAGATTACCGAGCAGGATATGCAGGACATTCTGGGCAACCCGCAAGGCGCAGACAAGATAGTTTCGGGCGTATCCGGCAAAGCGGTGGAGATGATTCAGACCCGTGTAGATATGCAGACGTTCATTTACATGAGCAATTTTGCCAAGGGAATGAAACGCTGCGGTGAAATCTGGTTGAGCATGGCAAAGGAAATCTACACCGAGGACAAGCGCCGGATGAAAACCATTGCGCCTACTGGTGAGGCTGGCATGGTCGAACTAATGCAGCCGATGATTGACCAGGAAACAGGCGAGATAAAGATGGCAAACGATTTGAGCGATGCCACCTTTGATGTTGTTTCACAAGTTGGGCCATCTAGTAGCAGCAAGCGTGCGGCAACGGTCAGGGCTTTGACCGGAATGCTTCAGATTACCCAAGACCCTGAGACCGCCCAAGTGCTGACAGCAATGGCAATGATGAACATGGAAGGCGAAGGCGTAGGCGATGCAAATGCTTACTTCCGCAAAAAGTTATTGCGAATGGGTGTGGTCAAGCCTACCGATGACGAGGCCAAAACACTCATGGAAGAGATGCAAGGCCAGCCGCAAGACCCGAATGCTATTTACTTGCAGGCAGCAGCCGAGGAAGCCACTGCCAAAGCAGCCCAGGCTCGCGCTAACACGGTCAAGACCGTAGCAGATGCAGAACTTAGCCGCGCCAAAACGGTAGAGACTTTGAGCAACGTGGACATGGATTCTCAAGATCATGCGCTGAAACTTGCCGAACAAATCGGCGGGGTTGTTCAGCAACAGGCAACCACCCAGCCTGTTTAATGGGTGAGATGGGGTTAAAGATGAATGATGAAATTGAGTTAGAGGA